AGAAGGAGCGGCGGCTGTAAATCCAGTACCATCACCAATTAGGATTTCTCCATTGCCTACAGCCTTGTCTGAAGCAACACCGCTAGAATTTGCATCTCGTACTTTAACTGTGTTAGCGGCCATGTTAGCCAATTCAGCATTAGCAACACCCTGATCTTTAATAGTTACCGCACCAGAAGATACAGTAAAGTTATCAGTAGAAAATGATGCTACACCTTTATTTGACGATGTGGCTTCTTCTGCCGCGATTGTAAGTGTCGTACCTGTCGCTGAAGTATCAATACCTTCGCCACCAGTAACAGTAAGACTTTCTGAATCAAGATCAACGTCGATAGTGCCGCCATCAGAAACAACATCCAAATCTTGCGCTGTAACTTGGGAATCAACATACGCCTTGATCGACTGTTGAGTAGCAAGTTTAACATTCGAATTGGAGGACATATCATCTTCATCTTTAATCCCTGTTACCGTGGCTCCATCACCTGCTACATTAAGAGTGCTAAACTTACCAGTAGATGCTGAAGTTGCTCCTATAGTAGTTCCGTCAATAGTTCCTGCATCAACGTCTACACTGTTACTTGTTTCTGGATTAACAGCCAAAGTAATCCACGCATCGTTTGCTTGGTTTCTAATCTTTAATAGATTGTTTGTGGTATCTAACCACACCATGCCCATAGACTGAGCCGCACTACCACTCATAGTAGGTGCAGATGACTTTGCTATAATAATCTGAACTGCCTGCTCCGGGCCGGAATCATTTGTTCCTGCTGGAAATGTCTTCTTTAAAACATTTTTTAAAAGTCTAAGATGATCGTCGCCTTCACTAACATTATCACTTGATAGCGGATTTGCACTATTTAAATTACTTATAAAGTTTCCGGTTTCTATACCCATAATTTATACCTTAATAATATCCAGATGTATTCATTACTCTTAACTCTGAGCCGGAATGTCTATCTTTATCATCTTGCTCTTGCAAGTCTGATAACGCTTGCCTTAATCCTCTTTCCCAAACAGGAATACGTTGATCGTTGTTTAAGAATGGTTCTGCTTGTAATAGTGTTCCATATAAATATACATCAGCGGCGTTTAGTATTACCCAATTAGTTGTAGTGCTGTCACTAAGGCTATCAAACTTTTTATAGTAAGTTATTACATAGTCATACGCAGAGTCAGGAGTTGGCCCAAAAAAGATTTTATCACCAATAATAGTGTAAGAATGTGGCTTACCGCTAGAACTTCCAGCCCAAACTCTATACATCATTTCAGGTGTTAAATATTGCAAGGGAGTTATTGGGCTAGTATTTAAATGTATCTGCCTCATCTGGACATAACCAGTAGGCAAGTCATAAGACTTAGTACCTCCTGTAGTTGATGCAGTTACAGTAGTCTCCATAGGTCTAATACGCAATATCCTATTGAATATAGCCTCATTTAAAGCAATAAACTCTGGTATCCTTGCGGATAAATCATCTCTATCTAGCCAGTTTGCAACTGCTGTCTGAAGAGTAGAGTACGAATTAATAGCCATTAACTATTCTTGCTCTTAAACCAAACGGCGTTATTAATAATAGGTAACTGATTGTTACCAGAAAATGTAGGTTGATATAACCACATATTAAATCCTCGTTGGTGTAGTCCTGAAGTGTTTGTTATCAGGATCGTTTAAGTATTTTGCTAGTAATTTATCATCTTTTTTAATAGCATTATTTGTTTTTTTGCACCACATTTCCCAAACATTCATTGGAATAGATGCGGCTACATATTCATTACCTAACTTTCCATAAGTTAGTTTATCACCAAAGTTATTATAGTTTAATTTATTTCTTTCTATAATAGGTTGTACATCTTGGTAAGTATTTATAGTTGCTGTACCATCACTATTAATATCTAGTTTCCACGGCCTAGCAGTGGGGTTGTCGTAGTTCCATCCAGAAGAATTCATAACGGCATAAGACTCCTATCACCAGCAATTTTCTTAAACTTTTCATGCACCTTATTGTGTGCTTCTTTTTGGTTTATAGGTTTCTTTTCTACCCTTGTAACTTTTGTTTTGCTTGCCGCTTTTTTAATGTCTTTTTTAATTCCCATTACTGTTCTCTCTCGGTACCAAAAAGTTAAAATCCATTTCTCTCCGTCACCCGGAGGTAGCCCCATATGTAATGACGCAGGGTGTACTATTTTGTTTTCGTCAAGATTGCCAAACATAAGAACTCGACCTTGTACTGCTTGTATTGCTAATCCTAATACAGGAAAAACTGTGCCACCACCATCGCTTACATCATTTAAATAAGCAATCATAGTGACACAGCGATTCCCACCTTCTTTTATCTTTGAAGATTCTGGCATCTCTTCTATTTCATCTAGAAGAAAACCATCATAATGAGGCTTATACTCCTGACCGGGAAGATACCTTTGAATACTAACAGGCTCTAAACGATCAGGAGATAAACCACACATACCGGAAAACGCTTCAATAACACCATCTAATACTTTGTTGTCACCGTATTCTAAAAATATACCCTCGCTAGTTCTAGCATCATCTTGGATATATTCTCCGTCACGATTTATAAGATTTGGTTTAAGCCCTTTGTTATTAGCAAAACCAATTATGTGTTCACATAAATCAGGTGAAAGCACATTATCTTCTACAACTATACTAGGAGTGTTATTGTATTTTATCATTAAGCGTCTTTAATTCCGATAACAGCCGCATTTGCCAAACCATTCTTGGCACGAAGACCGTATTCAGCAATCATCAACTGCTTCATGCTGTCACCAGTCTTAGCCAGAGTTTCGGTCTGGAACGGACGTAGATAGTCAATTGACCAGAAATCATAGTCAAAGAAGTACAACTGATTAGGCAGACATAGACGGCTGGGAACAACCTTTAGCGTACCAAAGTCAGTTACCAAAACATCAATGGCGTTGACTGCGGTAGCCGGAACTGCACCCGGAGCGTCTTTCTGCAAATCAGCAATAACAGAACCACCAAGAGCGCTAATCTTCTGTTTAAGAGTAGCATCACACATAATCTCAGTAGGCTCTCCACCCTGCGTAAACACACGTTGCATAGCAAGGTTAATCATAGCCATCGTCAAAACTGCATCCGAACCAGATGGACTTGCGACAGACGTACCATTAGGATAACCAGCAGTAGGCGAACCCTGATTAACAATACCAACAACAGGAGATGCGGAACCATCAATGATGTTAGACGTTCCTGCGGCGGCAGTACCTAGCCACGCCATCACAGCCGCTGTTTTACGAGCAGTACCAGTAGCGCCAGCAACAGCAAGGTCTTCAGAGAGCATCATTTTTTCCATGTCTCTTTTTATTTCCTTTGCGCGCTTAGCCAACTGGTAAGCCTGAGATGAGCGCCTGCCTGCAAAATCTACCGCTTCCGCTGTGCCACTCGTCTGAACGGCTTTGTACGAAATCTGACAGTAGTTCTGCAAACGTCGAGGCTCACCAACAGCAAGGGCGTTCATACTATCATCTCCCTCTAGCTGCTGGTTCGCGGCGGCATCGGCAAGTTCATCAGTCTGCCACTCAAACAGAGTATTGTCACAAGAACCCTTACCTACAGAGGAAATAAACGGCGTTTCCATTGGGCTAATATTATAAATGATATCACTCAAATCTTCCCTAATGCCTACAGCACTATAGGTAGTACGAGTGTTAGTTGCAATTGCCATAAAATGACTCCTTTATTATTATAGTTCTACAAAATCCTCAAACAGACTTACGGCATCTTCTGCCCTTCCTGTCTGCTTCAGACGTTTCATTTGTTTGGCACGTTTAGTTTTGTCATTTACTGCTTTATCTGCTTTGGCTTTTGAACGAACTACTTTAGGTTTGTTTTTAACTTTTTTAGACCTAACGGAGTTTTGTTTCTTTTGCATATCTGCATATGCTTTAGCCTGCATTAAAACAATAATCGACCTATGATCGACAAGTTGATCTAACTCTTCTTTGGTATACCCAGACGATATAGCAAATTCAGAAACCGCTTTTTGTATTGCTTGGCGTTTTCCATCATCAGCCCAATCCGGCAAAAGTTTTACCATTTTCTGGTGTTCTTGCGTAATTAAATGCTGACGTTGCCTACCTTCTTCATTCATTGATTCTTCTTTTGCTCTGTCTGAAGCAGTTTGTAAAGACTGAATATGTTCTTGAGCCTGACGATACTCATCACGCTTAGTCAAATATTCTTCTCTGTCCTCAGATTTGAGCCTTTCCCAATCAATATTCTGAAACTGTTGTAACCCTGCATAGTTAGTTTCAATTGCTTGTGCGACTGCACTAACGTACTGATCTCTTGCTTGCTGAGTCTGAGCAATTTCGTTCTGGTAGTTTTCTACTACCTGATCTATCTGCTTTCGATATTCTGCAAGTTGTTGAGTTTTCCTTGTATAATCTGACTGTCGGGAGTAACCTGCAACGAGTTCTTCTTCCGTGACTTCATGTTCCTCTCCGTCTACTGTAACAGTATAGAGAGTTGTCTCTTCAGAGTCGTCTTCAATTTCTTCTTCATCAGATTCTTCAGATTCATCAACCTCTTCAACCTCTTCAACATCTTCTTCAAGTTCGTCAGTTGGTTCATCTGAAACGTCCTCAGTTACTTCTTCAGACGGCGATGCTTCGTTTTCCTCTTCCGGTTTCTCTTCCGAGTCCATGAGTCCAAGTAACGCATCTTGAGCGGCTGCTAAACTTCCGGGGTCTTTAGGCAGACCAGCAGTCGGTTGTGGGTCTGTTAAGTTATCCACCATAATAATCTCCTATATTTGGTATTCCTTAAGTTTCTTCGCCATATCTCCTGTTTCCACAATGGAGGTTAGATGTAGGCGTATCCGTTCAAGGAGTCTTAATGATAACCAGATTTGTTCTCTGGCTTCTACTTCACCGACTCCTGAAGAACTCCAAGAGTCTAGTAAATTTTTTTCTAGCATACTAAACGCTTCGTTAAACAACTTATCTGAGAGGAGGCGTCTAGCGTGTTCTTCTCTTAGTTCGTTACTCATATTTATCCTATAGCAATGGGTCTATTTTGCGCGGCTTCTAGTTGTAGTTCTGCCGTTTTTAACTGTGCATCAACAGCGGCTTCAGCGGCTTCCTGTTG